CTGGACCGCAATCTCATTGTCTACCAATACCTCAACCGTCTCCCCCGGATTGCAGGATTCCAACGCTTTCTTAGTGTCAATGACAGGCTTAGGGCACTGTTTTCCGCGTTCATCTAATTTCATTGTTCGTATCCTCCTTAAACATGTATCTGATTCTTCCTATTCCCGGAAGTGTGCTTTGAAATTATCATCACATGTCTCTAATTATAGCAGGTTTGAAAATGTATGCAAACGCTTTTGCCCCTTTGCAGGCCCGGCATTTATTTTTTCTATAAGGAAACAGCCGGCTATTTTTTTTATCTATACGGATGCGGAGCCGTTATTTTACAATCAGGTATAAAGCTGTTTATATCACGTTATTAACCCGCTTTTGATAATGATGTATATACCAAGTCCAACAAAGACAGCCGGTACGGCAAAATACTTATACGTTTGAATGATTGCTTTTATCTTGGGCAAATCGGTTATCTTTTCTCCCAGGAAGCACCAAACCGCCATCATTAAAACAAACACTATGATAGTTATAATGACCTGTATTGATGAATAGCCAGTAAACAATGGAATATAAACGCCAATATTATCAGCTCCATTTGCCACGCCTACGAGAGCAACGCTTAAAATTTCAGGCTTTACGATTTTACTGGCCATAGATGTTACATTCCGCAATATATTCTGCAGCTTGTTGGGGTGGGCAGCTTCGGTTTTTTCTGTTTCCAACGGAAATTCTTTACGATTGGATTTGTTTTGGGCAGGTCTTTTGTATGATATCCATTCTTTGACGCCTAAAGCAATCGGTATAAAACCGAGCAGACCGACGTATTTTTGCGGAACAAAGTTGAGGCCGAAAGCGGCTGACAGGCTTATTGCTGTCAGTATGCCAATAGCAAGATATTGCCCAATGACAACATATTTCTTTTTAAAAGTTTCGTCAACCTTGGCATAGAGCACCATCATGACAAAAATATTATCTATGTTGGTACTGATAAATGAAACAATAGATGTAGTTACTATGCTGATCATTGTTTGTAACGCCTTTCTGCAAAATATAAAAGCCCATGCACACATTTTAAGTGTGTATAGGCTTACTATTCCAGTTCTAACCAGTTATATTCTGATTGACTTTTATACCTGATGGTATGAACTGCCCCCGCCCTATACGGATGCTTTGATTATAGCATAGCAATACGTTTTCTTACAATGACTTTGTTCGTTGTCCTGCGTTCAATCATTTTATCTTCAGGAACATAAAAAACGCCGGAAGAAGCAGGCATTGCTGCCGAAAGCTTAGTGATGCTGCGGGAAACGAATCTGCATGTTAATTTTCATCCAGCTTGTCAAGTGCCTGGGCAATGTTGAACGCATGGTCGCCAATGCGCTCATAATCGGTCAGGATTTCCGAATACAGGATGGAAGTCTCCACATGGCATTTCCCCTTTCGCATGCGTTCAATCTGGTTGGAGCGGTACCGGGCGGTCCGGCTGTCAATGTCTTGTTCCAGCAGCAGGGCCTGTTCCAGAAGGGAGGCGTGCTGCGGTAAGGATATATGTTCTGCCGGAGCGTCATGTTCCGTCAGAGAGCCGCGTTTATCTGGAGATTCCTGCTCTGGAGCAAAAGTGAAATCAACGCAGCAGGCGCTGCAAATCAGGTTTACGGCGCGCATGCAGGAGGTCCTCATATCGGCCAGTTCAACCGATGCCTGGGAAGAAAGCTCCAGCCTGCGCTCCATCATGGTCCGGGCATAGCCGGCAATATTTGTTGCATGGTCGCCGATGCGCTCCACATTTCCGATGATGGAGAACATGCGGTTAAGCGCATTTACTTCAGACGGGGAATTTTCCACTGCAAGGACCCTGGAAATCCTTCTGGATAACTGGGCATTGTAAAGATCAATCTCTTCCTCACGTTTTTGAATCTGCTCCAATTCGTATTCATCCCTGTGCTCAAAAGCCAGAAAACTGGTTTCAACATTGGAGGCCGCCAGAGCAAGCATCCGGCTGATGTCCTCATTCAGCTGCTTCCTTGCTATGACTGATACGCCAAGTACATGTTCGGAGGCCAGCAAATCCTCAAACCAGCGCTCCTCATCCGTTGTTTTCTGCGGCTTATCAGGCAGAAGCTTTTCGGATATCCGCGCAAGCTGTGTGCCGAAAGGCAACAGAAGCAGGGTTGTGATAATGTTAAACAGTGTATGTACATTGGCAATCTGCGCCGCGGGATTGTCCGGTGTGAACGAGGCCATCCACTGTGTAAAGGGGGACACCAGGCAGATCAGGGTAAACACAGTTGTGCCAATGACATTGAATATCAGGTGAATCAGGGTGGTCCGTTTCGCGTCGCGGTTTGCCCCGATAGAGGCCAGGACTGCCGTGATGCAGGTGCCGATATTCTGGCCGAACAGGACAAAGACAGCGCTGTCCAGTCCGATTAATCCGCTTACAGCCAAAGCCTGAAGGATACCAACAGATGCAGAAGAGGACTGTATGATAGCAGTAAAAGCTGCTCCGGCCAGAATACCCAGAAAGGGATTGGAAAACTTTGTCATCAAATTGACAAAATGCTGGGAATCGCGCAGCGGTATCATTGCCGCGCTCATCATTCCCATGCCGAGAAAGAGGATACCCAGACCTGCAATAATACCACCGGCAAACTGGACCTTTTTCTGTTTGACAAAAAGAATCAGGGCAACACCTGCAAATGCAATCAACGGCGCGATGGCCCCGATGTCCAGGGCTATGAGCTGGCCGGTCACGGTGGTCCCGATATTGGCGCCCATGATGATCCAGACAGCCTGTTTGAGCGTCATGAGCTGGGAGTTGACGAAGCCCACCACCATGACGGTTGTGGCGGATGAGGACTGGATGATAGCAGTGATTCCGGCTCCCACGAACACGCCTAAAAACCGGTTGGCAGTCAGCCGCTCCAGAATCTGCTTCATGCGGCTTCCGGCTGCGGCTTCCAGATTGGTGCTCATCATCTGCATGCCGTACAAAAATAATGCCAGTCCTCCTAATAGACTGAAAAACGAATGAATACTCACAATGATTCCTCCTCTTTTATCTGTTTGGCAGTATTATTTCAAAAGAAAAAGGCATTGCCCGCATCCATGTGTATGAATGCGGGTCATGCCTTTTCTTTTAAACATATGAAGCGTGGTTTTTGGGTGAAAATTTGGTCATCGTCGTTGACGGTGGCGTCCATATGTATGTCATTTCCCTTCTGATGTTTTGTATATGGAAATATCCTGTCCTGCTGGAATTATATGAGGATAAAGGGACAATGTCAACGGGATGGGAGGAATATTAACGATACTTTAATATCAGGCTGTATTTAGAATGGTATGATTTGCATAAGAAATGGGACTAAAATGGTAGGTTTTATGCGGGTTTGCGCCGTTTTTGTAACTTCTGGTTCCTACCGCTTTCTACCATGTTATTAGGGTTTATTGGTCACAATAAAGTCACAAATCAATGGTTATCTTTTCTAGTTCTTTTCGCAGATCCTCTATGTCACGGTGGCCGTAAACCTTGTTGGTAATATCGGCCTTGAATGAGTGTCCCATCATCCGTTTACGGTCGTTTTCTTTTACCTCATACTTTTCACACAACATGGAAAATGTATGCCGGCAGTCATGTGGTGTATGTTTGGGGTTACCTGGAATTCCAAGTTGGTTTAGTAGCTCATCCATTTGCTTTCTGAAATCTTTGTCGTTGCACGGAAGGAGCTTCCCATACTTGCTTATCCGGCGTTCAACCAAAGGGAGAATACCGGAATGAATTGGTACGATACGTCCTTTACCGGCTTCCGTTTTTATTCCACCCATAAAATACTTTTTCTGCAAATTTACTTCTAGGCCAATGTATTCTGATATACGCCATCCGGAATAGCACATGATGAGAAGCATCTCAGCGGTTTCATTTGTTTTGTTATCCCACAGGATTTTCAGGTCTGCATCTGAAAATGGCACACCATGTTCATCATCGTCATCCCGTTTGATTTTAACATACTGGCTATAGTCCTTATCACACCATCCTTGACTGTCAGCGTACTTATACATTTGCCTGTACAGGTTCCTGATAAGTTCCAGACTGGCATATTTTAGATTACACGCATCCAGGTTATCCTGCAGGTCTTTTGTGCGGAGGGAGCTAAATAATTTATCGTAGAGGGACGCACAGTTTTTATATGCGGCCTTAATTGAATATTTGGTTGCATTAGAGTATTTATTGCCTTCGGAGAATTTATCCATGTAGAAGGTCTCGTAGACCTCTGAGAAGGTCTTTTCCGGCTCGTCCGGTTCAATTCCCTTGACGCGGTTGTAATCAGCCAGGAGTTTCCGTGTTAGATCATCGAGCTGTTTGGTTTCATCCGGGAGCAGCAGAGTGGCTTCCATACCTGGGGCGTAGGTGCCGGCTTTGTAAGCAGTCAATACGATGAATCCCTTCATCCAGGTATCAACATAGCATAAGGCCTGGGGCCGATTTCCGTCGATGTCTGCTGGGGGATGGACGGCGTAAGGGTTTTTACGTTTCTTTCCCAGGTAACGGATAGAACCATAACCGTTGGGGAGTCTAGGGTGTTTGCTTCGTGTTGGCATGGTATCAGTCCTTTCCGTTGCGATATCGCAACTGATTTTTTGGTATAAAAAATACGCCCCTTGCTAGGACGCTCCAGGAATGATATAATCCAAGTGTCTATGTTGATTATATCTTCCGGGGTGTCCGGTAAGAGAAAATCTATGTGAAAAGCTCTGGGAGTTTGTGGCTCCTGGGGCTTTTTACTGTCAATAGCCATTTATGATATTTCTTTCATTCTCATACTTATACGGTATTGCTCGGCATCTGGCACATCAATAAACTCTACAGTTTTGTCAAAATTTTTCTTTACCACTTCTTTTATCTCATCTAATGTTACATTAAAAAATTCTCGCCTTTGATTGACCATATTTAGTTTCCTATTTTCAAAAGCCCTGTGCAATGCTGCCTCCAGAGCAGGGGCATCGTCAGAAAATATCATTGCATGCACATCGAAATTAAATGGAACAGAAGCGTCACCTAATTCATCAATTCTCTCTTGCGGCTCTAAACGACGCGTCATTCCAATCTTATACACATTTTCACCAAACGCTCCAATATTGGAAATTATGTAGACATATCCGGCCCTCATATTAGCTTGTCTATAATCTACGTCATTGAGAGCTTTATCAATTTCGGAAAGTTGGCTTTCCAATTCGGCCTTTTTTAATAATAAATCCGGATTATCCGGATTGAGCTCAAGTTGCATTTGAAGTTTTTCAAAAGCCGTTTGGTAATGAGTTTGCTCTTTCTCGATTTTACGACGCTGTTCTTCTAATTCTTTCTGAATTTTTGCTTGTTCCCTTTGTTCTGCTCTTGCAGCCTTTAATTCTTCTTTTTCTTGTTGCTTTTTTGTTTGAAATTCAAAAGCAAGCCGTAATTCCTTCACTTTAGAATTAAGATAGTTCTGCGTAATTGAAATATTCATAATGGCGCCTAATTTAGATATAGCCTCTGATGATTTATAAATTTTATCAAGCGATGCATCAAAATTTGTATATTTGACTTTTGAAACCAACTCATCGCATTCGCTATTAAATGCACGAAGGAGAAGTTTTTGAGTATCAGATACCATTTTTCTACCTTTGGCTGCACTGCCATTTACTTCCCATTGTGTATTACCTGTAACAGCCTGCTTATTTTTAATCAATTCCTTTTGAGTGGCCCGTACTTCTGATAGCTTTTCTTTATAATCGAGCGAAGAAGCAAACTCAAATTGTGGTTTATACAGTCCAAACTCTTGGACAAGGATTTCATCGTCCATCCATACTATTTCTTTTTTCTTTCGCTGAATCTCATTGTCTAAAGCATTGATATCTGAATTTTTGGATGCAATAGTCAAATTCAAATCATCAATTTGTTTTTGATGGCTAATTTGTTCTGACTGTAACCTGTCTATTTCCTGCTTTAACATAAAAGCATCCTGCATTTCTGGAGTCATTAATGCTTTCAAGCTTTCATGTTCATGTTTCAACTGTTCCAATTCAGCCTTGTACTGGTTTCCCTTAAAGGTATCAAAGAATCCCATAATTATAGTCCCCCTAATCATATGTATTTTTTATTAAAAAGCCATTGGCTAATTAATCAGATGTTCCTAAATATTTATTCTTGTTTATAACATTCATTATATATTTATATCTTTCTACTTACTATCCTGTAAAAGATAATTTCCACGTCTCAAATTGCCTTGATAAGTCTGAGTTTGATATATCGTTTAAAGACTGAACTTGTATATTTCGCTCACATTGCTTTTTCGCAGACAATATTTCTAATTTATCAAGAGGAACTCCTGATAAATACTGTTCGGTTTCATACTTTAAGTTTTCAATGCGATAGTTGATAACGGCTTCTGGCACATGAAACGTATCGGCCATTTCTTTTTTGAATTTTTCGATATTTCTATAAGTATTTAAATAAGCGAAGCAACGTTTAATCATCGGTAGGAATACTTGGTACGGAACAAAAAATTCAGCTGCTCCCTCATTAGCTTGCCATTCTATAAAAGGATTTTGGTTGGCTTGCAATTTATCGAAACAATTAAAGGTTTTTTGATTTAAACATCTGTGTAAAGCAAGATGTATCATCTCATGGCCACAATCAAAATTTTGTTCTTCTTGGGATCTTTTGCAGTTCAATAAAATAACATCATCCTGTTTAGCATCTCCTATTATGGCCATTCCACGTAATCCTTTTGTTTGAAAGGGAACTGATTGAAGTAGAAAACCTCTACGCAATAGCGTTTGAACAAGGTCAAATCCATAACACATTCTACCTACTCCCAGGAAGTCTTTGAGATTTTCTACTTCCCTATAAAGCCCGTCTTTACTGTAATACAAACCCATATCTTATTATTTATCCCCCCGCAATTTTCTGATAGTTTCTAAAGCCAGTCGTATATCATCTGGGTCAATACCGCTCTCTTGGGCCTCCTTGGCATATGAGAGATATATACCTTTCAGTTCGCTATAAGGATTCCCATCGCCTTGCGAATCATCTTTTCCCGTCATGAGATAATTAGTTGATACACCAAGGTATTTTGCAATACTAATAAGTCTATCTGAAGGGAAGACACCTTTTCTTAACTGACTAATATAACCATTGGAATATCCTAAATCCTTTTCTAATTTTGAGATGGGAATTTTTTTGCTTTTGCATATTTGTCTTACTCTTTCAACGCTATCCACGTAATGCCTCCTATGATTTTAGAGAAAACCCATAAAATTATTATTGACAAATTAGAGAATAGCCTATATAATGAATTCAGGATTTAGAGAAAACCCATAAAATAAAATATAGTATACTCTCAAAATATGTTTCTGACAATTCATATTTTAGATTATTCTCTAATGTTTGTCAATGCTTTTCTCTAAAAATCCCTTATATTTTAATAGAAAAGGAGGTGCTGAATTGCTGTACGATAAGATAGTGCAGTTCTGCAAAGAAAACCACATACCACTTTACTCTTTTGAAAAAAGGTGTGGACTTGGTAACGCTACAATAAGAGGATGGAAAACTTCTAATCCCAGGATTGATTCTATTCAAAAAGTAGCGAAAGAAATGGGCGTACCAATTGAAAAGTTGTTGGAGGAGTCAGAAAAGGAGGAAACGTAATATGAATGAAATTAAGATTTCTGAAAAGAAAGAACTAGGGTTTAAGGCGAGGACCATCCTTAATCCTGACGGCAGCATTTCTGTAAATGCAGAGGACACGGCCGTTGGATACGGATGGACGCAGGAAAAGAAGGGAAAATTGTATATCCGCTGGGAGACATTAAACGGATATTGCAAGGAACTGGGATTTTCCCAAGAAGTTGGGAAAGACGATTATGTCCCGGAGTCCCTGTTTTACATGCTGGGTTTTAAAGCTGGAAATGACCGGGCGCTGAAATATCAGCAGTGGCTTGCCATGGAAGTATTACCCTCTCTGAGGAAGAATGGTTCCTATGAGATGCCAAAGGAAGAAAAGAAGGACAAGCTCAAGAAAGAATCCCGGGCCTCCGTCAATATGACGGTTAAGACAATCGACACCATTTTTAGCAGGGCAGGTGTTGACCCATTGTTCATAGCCGTGGAGGCAAAGCGCATATACGCAGAGGCCGGGTACGATATCAGGATACCACTCCTTACTGATAAGGAAACAATGTCAAAGCTGTATGACTGCACAAGCCTTGCGGAAGCGGTTGGGGCCTATTCGGAAAAAGGTAATCCACATACTAAGGCAATAAGTGCGATATTACAGAAACTGACGATTTCTGAGAGCGAGATTGTGACAACACCTTACAGCAGGAATGGTCATGATGGAGTAACCATCCAGTACAAGCCATCGGTTCTTGTAAAGGTTAGGGAGTGGCTGGAGGAAAACTATTATCCCACCAAGATTCCCTATACAGATTCAAAAGGAAAGCAGACGATGTGCACGGTTGTATATCGAGATATGTAAATCATGGCTCATCTAAAAAGCAGTACGTTGACAACTACATCCATCCACAGCAGCCGTCCAGCTGTAAGCGGTAAGAACGTGAATCCGCTGTGAAGGAGTGTATCGGAATATAAAGTAATGGAAGGAGAGTGATACTGTGACAAGACTATGGCTAAGTCCTGAGGAAGCGGCCCCTGTCCTGGGAATGAAACCGGCAAAGATTCGGAATTACATGCGCAGGGGCATCCTGGACCTGGGGCTGGCAATCCCGCCAGAGAAAACTGGTAAGACCATGTGGGAGTTTCGGATATACCCGGCAAAAATAGAAAAGATAATCGGAGAGAAACTGGAGCGTCCAGAGGAAGGGGAGAAACAGGAATGAACAGAAACAGGGAACCCGGCCGGATGGACTGGGCGCTGATCATCGTGCTACTACTGATGACGGTGGCATATATGTGCAAATGCTGGCAGGTGGACCAGCTGGTAAGAATGATATAGGAGAGGTGAGGACAATGGAGAAAGAAACCAAAGAAGTGGTATTGAGCCATATTAAGGATGGGACCTATGTTCCGGACATGCTGTTTGACATACAGAAACTGATGGCCAAGGCCGGGATGGAGCTATATGCAAAGCCATGCTGTGACCGGATTGAGGCAGCAGGCCTGGTGGACAAAGTACATGTCCTGCGGATTCAGCCATCCCCATGGAAATTACAGGTGGATGCCGATGGCATGGAGGCCTGCCGCGGGATATTGGAGGCGTACCTGCAGCCTGAATATCTGAATGAAATGTATGAAATCATCAAGGGATGTCGTGACTGGACCATATCTGTCAACAACATGCTCTATTCCTTACGGAAGATTAGCAGTAAAGACCTTAAGGCTGACCTTATGGACAACTTTGTATATAAGGTAGGAGAGGACGACGAGCAGGGCGTCACGGAGCTGTTTAAAGCGGAGTTAGAGAACCGGAAGCTCTGGGGCAGGATGCGTAAGCTGACAAGGAGGACTGCCTTTGTAATCCAGATGTTAAGGATGTTCCCCGGTCCGCTCCAGATACTGGTACCATTCATCAAGGAATCCTGGAAGAGCTGGAATACAGCGGGAATTGTGCCGCATGTAGAGAGCAACGGGAAATATACTAAGGCCCTGAGACGTTTTACGGATATTCATGGCGGTACCCGCTGCATAGAAAGACTACAGGGAGTTGACCTGGCACGATACATATTCCTGGCGGTCAAAGCCTATGGAAAAGAGAATCCTGCAGAGTTTAACCATACAAAAGCCTATAAGTCCTGCCTGGAGATAGAGAACAGGTACCAGAAGCTAAAGCAGGTCATGGATACCATCGGCAGGCTGACACCTTTGGAGTTGCTGAGGATGTTCCCGGTCAAGAAGGAATATGACGGAGAGAAGTGGGGGACAAAGGATTACTACTATACCATGGAACGATTGAGGCGCCTGCCGGCAGACAAGCCCATAGGGGATGCTCAGGACGTTGCCGTTCTTCTGTGGGACTATCAGAACTGGGACCTGACGGAACTATTACTTCAATGGCAGAACGTCCTGGGGGATTTGCATGTTTATTGTAATGAACCTGGTCCTCAAGATGAGTTTGATGAAAGATTACAGAAGGCGGTGTGATCGGATGGGCAGGAGCAGGGCAATGAAGCCGACCCGGAACCAGAAGGCGCTGATGAGTAAGGCAGGCCTGGCGGTAAACAACTGGCTGGTGTTGGAAGAAACAAAGACGGAGCTGAGACTGGTGAGCCGCGGCGCCGGTGTGAGACGCACAATAAAAAAGTCCCTAACTAACGCCAATTAGTTAAGGACAAGCATAGGCCTGGAGGCGCTATACCAAAGTTCAACCAACTATAGTATAGCACCTCTGAGCCAGAAAGGAAAGAGGATTGATGATGCTGCATGAAGATTTAGTCCGAGAATTGGTAACAGAACTGTATAAGATGGATGTGGCTGAGTTATTGGAATTTAAGGAAGATGAAGCAACGGGACTGGAATTACAGGGGATACCGAAAGAGATACGTGACCATTGTATCCATATTATTGATGTAGTGATTCAGGTGAAGCAGGAAAGGATGGGGGCAACGGCATGAACATACAAGAGGAATTGAAAATCTCTCAATATCAGCCCGTAGTAGGGTGGGCTGGAACGGACGAGGCAAGGATATTTCAACATTGGATTCAAGAGTACGGATGCAAGAATATCCCTTTCATTTGTTCGTTGGTTTACAATCTGGGGCGTATTCAAGGTATCAGGGATGAACGTAAGAGAAGAAGGGGAGAGGTGACGTTATGACTTTTCCAATTAATAAAGGAGAGTTCGTTGATAGGTGGCTTAAGACCATAGGGGAACATGATGATACAGACCGTGAGATGGCAGAGGCGATTGTAAGTTTGGCCAACCGGGCATATTATGCAGGCCTTGCAGAAGGCAGGAAGGAGATAGCAGCATGCAGAGAATGATATGTATATCAGTGGATCAGCACAACCGGATGCTTGAAAGCTACGACAAAGCCATAGAGGAGTTACAGGAGCTTAGAGAGATGCTGCAGATGACCCCGGGCGACGTGGACGAAGTTGCACCGGTACAATCCGGCCATAGGGCAGCAGAAGATAAAAGAGGAGTTGCCCGGGAATGCAGGAAAAGCATCATGAGCGCATTAAAGGATGTTGATGACCTTAAGTTCCTGCAGCGAATCTACATAAACATATTGGTTGCTAAAAATGGAAGGGTGGGTGACTGCCATGACAAACGAGCAGCTTGTGGCACAGATTAAGGCTGGAGAGGATGTACAGAAGAACTTGGAGCAGCTTTATCTGCAGGTAAGGGACTACATTCATTCTGTGGCCATGAAGTACCGTAACAGCGGAGAGGTGGAGGACCTGGAGCAGGAAGGGTACCTGGCCCTCCATGTAGCCATTGAAAAGTATGACCCTGGCCAGGGGTTCAAATTCCTGACTTATGCAGCGTATTACATCCGGCAGGGGATGCAGCGTTACCTGCAGGTGAATGGGAGTTGCCTGCGTCTGCCGGTCCATTGCCAGGAGAAGATACAGAGATACAATCGGTTTTGCCAATCGTTTAAGATGGAGCATGGCAGGAAACCCACGGATACTGAGATTGCAGCAGGGATGGACCTTATTTTGGAGCAGGTATGGGAAATCAAGGAGAATGCCCGGGCGATTCACCTGGGCAGCCTGGATGCTCCAGTTATGGGGATAGAAGGCGGTGAGGATGCCACCGTGGGAGAATTGACTGGGGATGATACGGATGTAGAGGGAGAGGTTGTAGAACAGATCCAGGACGGGCAGCTTAAGGATACATTGTGGGGATGTGTGGATGCTCTCCCGGACCGGCAGCCGGAGGTGATACGGAAACGGTATCAGCAGGACATGACCCTGGCTGAAATCGGAAAAACATATGGAGTCACTGCAGAGGCAGTAAGGCAGACACATGCAAAAGCATTGCGGGAATTACGGAAGCCCAGAGCCGCCAAGCAGCTGCGCCCATTTCTTCCGGGAGTGGGAATCTATGAAGGCGGCATTGATAGCTTTAACAGGACGTGGACCAGCAGTACCGAAAGGGCAGCACTCAGTATGGCTGAGTCCATGGAGATAGAGGAACGAAGGCGGGAGAAACACATGGAGCTGCTGGATAAAATAAGAGCGAAAGTTGCGATATCGCAACAGAAGGGAGAACAACATGAATAAAGAAGAGATAAAGAAAATTGTGGTGGACTATATAAACAAGAATGAATCGGCCAGCTATGCGGAACTGCAGTGGCTGTTTGAGGAGAAGGGCTATGACTACAAAGGAGAACTGCTGTCCTGTTTGGATGTCTGTGAACATGTGGTGTTCTGGAGTGGCTGGAATGCGGAAGCCTTTGACCTGATGACGGAGCTGTTGCATGAGGGAGTGGTCCACCGGGAGCCGGCGCATCCCCTGCGATATTTAATGGATGGGGCCGGGCTTACCATGACGAAGGTGCAGCGGAACATATCGTACAAGACGGACCACTGGGCGCCGGTGGTGTTCGTAAAAGGACCGGCGCCGGAACTTGTGACGTCGCAAGTTGGGACAAAGGCGGAGGGGACGGAATGAAATGTAATATCTGTGGAACCAACATGAGGGCTGTTACATACAATTCGGATGGATATGGTGAACGATTGGTTGTCCTGGATGATTTTAACCCTAGCTCTGGAAGGTATGAAATGGCTGGAAGAGTTATGTATTGCCCAAATTGCGGAAACCTGCAGGTAAAGTCAAGGAAAGCAGCAAGACTGTGACGGAGCTGCCGAAGCAGCTCCATACACATTATCTCCAGGGCCAAAATGTGTTGCGGTTACGTCTGTCCCTGTAGTCATCGCGCCTGTCGTGGTCACGGCGGCACGGAGGACAGGGAGGACAAGGTGGACAACCAGGTCTACGGCGGTGGCATTGAATAAATTGTTCAAAATTATCACGCATAGGATTACCTCCTTTAGCATCTATCAATAGGATTGTTAATCAAAGAGGATACTCTGAATTCGTGAGTATGTCCATCCTGAAAAGTCGTTTGGGCTTTCGCAAAGTGAATATGCCTACCATCTCCTACAGGTATAGCAGGAGAAGATGTCCCGCTAAATTCGTGAATATGTCCGTCGTAAGAATCAGTAAGAAATGTTACCCTATGAACATGGCTTCCCATATAGGGGATTGCCTCACCGGATACAGTTGCAAAACGGTGATTATGAGGGTCATCACAACGTTCGGCTATGAGGGTGCTTCCCAAGATTTCGTGTACATGTTGCATGTTGAAAGTATTTGCTTCATTCATTTTTGTTTGCTCCTTTCTTTTAGTGTAATATAGCATATGCAAAAAGAGATGAACGTGTGACAAGCCGTAAGAATGAGTAAAGGTGACAAGATTGAATCCATGCAGAACAAGAGGGACTGATTGAGAGGGTAAAAAACAGAAAGAGACAAAAATATTCCGGAGGATCTAGATCCTCCGGAATATGGAGAGGTTATTACATATTAATTCATGAAGAGAGACCACTTGATTATTACAAACTTGTTACATGCAATCGTTGAGTAATGGAATGATTGAATCCAGTTTTGCCTTTAATACGCCTTCGAGGCTTATAATCCGGTCCAGTGTAGACTGAACGGATGAATCAATGGCCACTAAGGTTTCGTAATCACTATAAGCAGCAACGACCTTGCTTATTTTATCACATTCCGCATTCAAGATGCAGGCAAGAGCCTGCTCTTCGTTAGCAATGGAGGTAGCAATCTCCAAAAGAATCGGGCATGGACAGCTCCTTGGACATGTTGTTGGGCAAAGAATATTTCTATCATCGGTCATTATTATTATCTCCTTTCTTATCTCTCTATCGAGATAATAATAATATATGGACTAGATGAAAAAGTGTGACAACCCCTGTCTGAATGAAAAGTGGACATATAATCAAGATTGGTGATGCGATTTTGGGAATTCAATAAAATGATGTAATGGCGCAAGCCTTTACATATAGCAATTGGTTAATTCAAACCCAACACATGCTTATAATATGTCACGGTATGAATGCATGAGGTGTTGGACTCACAGGGAGGAGCTTTCTGACCATCCTCCGCCCGGGAAGGAGGCTTTAAGTGAATCAGAAGAAATTAAAAAAGACGATATATAAGCTGGCGGAGATGTGTAATGCAACAGAATGCAGGAATTGTTTCCTGTCGTTTGATGAAAGTAAATGCGTATTGAAACACGCCAGTCTACCAGATATAGCTAAGGGATGTTTTGATAAAGAGCAGAGGTATGAGGGGACGGTCTGGGTTCGTTTTAAAAGCAAGGAGGATTTTGGACAAGCTTGTAATGATATAAGGGAGCGATTAAGGACAGAAGGGGACTATGAAGTCGTGATTTATCTTATAGATACTAATGGAATGCAAAAACAGGTATTGAGGGCAGACGAAGAGGTCCTTTCACAACTTATTGAGGACTACGGAGAAGATAATGTTAAGCTGGTTCTGAAAGTACCAGATGAGGTTTTATCATACTTTTAAATGGAGGGCAGGTAAAGGATGTCGGAAGACTATAGTTTAAGACAATATGCGCTGGCTTATGCGAAAATGGGGATGGCAGTGTTCCCCTTGGTTCCGAAATCCAAAAATCCTGCCACACAACACGGATTTCAGGATGCCACAATGGATTTTAGCCAGATAGACAAGTGGTGGAAGAAGAATCCGAATTATAACATTGGAATAGCAACCGGCCAGGTTAGCGGCGGACTTATTGTCATAGATTTGGATATTGATAAAGAGAAAGGGAAATACGGCAATGAGACTCTAAGGGAATGGGAAACGGAGCATGGACAACTGCCCGATACATGCCGGACGATAACAGGCCGTGGAGGTTATCATCTGCTTTATAGGGCGGATAGGGAAATACTCTGCAGCACAAATGAAGAAAAGGCAGTTGATATAAGAGGGGACGGCGGTTATTTTGTGGCTCCGCCCAGTATACATGAAAATGGTAATCGGTATGAATGGGAACAGGCCCCGGATGAATTTGTCATTGAGAAGGCAGACGACCTTGTTTATAGGTTCATTGACTTTGTAAGGTCCGAAAAGAGGGGGAAGTCAACCTTTTTAGTTCCAGAGGAAATACCGGAAGGCAGCCGGGATAACACTATTTTCCGTCTGGCCTGCAGTTTACAGGCCAAAGGATTGTCAGATGAGGCCATTCTGGCTGCAGCAATGACTGAGAATGAAACCAGGTGTTTCCCGCCTCTGACGGATAAAGAGGTTAAGCAGAAAGTGGAGAGCGCCCTTAAGTACCAGAAGTCAACAGCACCGTATTCGGGGAAGGCCCTGCCGCCTAAAGAAGGAATAACTCAGTTCGTGGATGCTCCTATCCAGCTTAGGTGTGAGGACTGGATATGCAATAAGGACGGAGTATATAAATGGGTGCAGGGAAAGAAGGATACGGACCCTCCCGTCCTCATAGATGTTTCCTATCAACAAATACTACCGGTCGGGCTTACGGAGAATATTGAGTCAGGGGAACAGAAATATGATATTGCATTCAGCGTCAGGAGGAATGGGAAATTCATGTGGAAAGATATCAAGGTGGAGCCGGCGGTGTGCTGCTCCAAGACTAAGATCGTCACTCTTGCCAATCTGGGTGTGGTTGTCAATGACCAGAAAGCAAAGAATCTTGTTAATTACATATCTGACATGTACAGGATAAATGAGGACAGCCTGCCGGTTACAAAGGCCGTGTCCCATTTCGGATGGATTGGAAAACAGTTCTTTCCCTACGTCAAGGACATCGTGTTTGATGGGGACAACGCACAGGCAAAAACCGTGCAGGCCGTAGGACCCCGCGGCTCATTCGATACCTGGCAGAAGGAATGTATGGAATATAGGAAGAACCTATTTGTACGGCTTCTGATGGACGCAAGCCTGGCTTCCATCCTGATTAAGAAAATCAACTGTCTCTGCTTTGTGCTTCATCTCTGGGGAGCCTCCGGGACTGGAAAGACGGTGGCCTTTATGGTGGCGGCCTCCATCTGGGGTATTCCGGACGAGCTTATCCTGTCCGTGGATTCCACCATCAATTATTGTACAAGCAGGGCAGCCCTAATGAAGAGCCTGCCGGTATTTGTAGATGAGACACAGCTTTCAAGAGGGAACCTGGAGAAGTTGATTTATGCGATGACGGAAGGCAAGGAAAGAGGGAGGCTGTCGAGGAACAGCAGCGAGAAAGACCGGAAGACCTGGGAGAATGTATCATTTTTCAATGGGGAGCAGCCAATAGTTGGGGAACAGTCCGGGGCCGGCGCGGTCAACCGTGTGATTGAACTGGAGATTGATAATCCGTTATTTACAGATTTTGCACATGTCCTGGAGACTGTCAGGGAACATAATGGACATGCTGGAGAGAAGTTTGTGCGGCATGTCCAAGGGATTGCGGACACAGAATTGATAAGACGGCATAAGGTTCTTTGCCAAAAACTGTCCATCCTGGCACAGAGCACGGGAAAACAGGTTCAGAGCCTTGCCTGTATCCTCCTGGCGGATCAGCTGGCAGGGGAATGCCTGTTCCCAGGGGAGAAGGCCGTTGACCTGCTGGAAGGGGTGGGATTCCTTAAAAGGGAGGCAGAGGTGTCTCAGGCCGAGAGAGCATATCAGTTCATCATTGACTGGATTGCTGCGAATGAGAATCTATTCGACCCAATGTACAGTAATAAGATTTTGGGAAAAATAGCGCCGGACCATTGCATGTTTAACCAGTTTGAGCTGATGCAGGTATTGGAGGAGAACGATTTTAATTTTGATGCGGTCAAGAAAGAGTGGTCAGTTTCTGGATATCTGGAACGTGCAAGTGACGGAAGGTATGCTTCTTTAACGACCGTGGCGGGGAAAAAGACTAGGGCCAGGTATGTGAAGATTATACTCCAACAGCCTAAATCCATTGAGGAATATGAGGATTATACTGGCCCCGATGACCCGTTTAATGAAAAAATGCGAGATTAATTGGCTTAAAAGTGGTAAAAAGCGAGAATGCGAGAATTATGCGAGCCTAAAAAAGTGTAGAGTTTATAAGGGTTTTCACTATGAGTCTCGCAATCTCACATATATATCTGTTATAGAGACATATATACATTTTATATTACATGGCACGAAAGGCGCTATACATGATGTATTAATATATAGCTCCTTAAAACGAAAAAGTATGCGAGCATGCGAGAACATGTCCGTAAACCCGCATAAAATAAGGGTTTTTTAAGGCTCGCTACTACAAAAAAGACTGAGAGCCGGATGCGATTATGAGAGATTTTAGTGGAAAAATGAGAGAATCTGGCTTCTGAGCAGGTGAAAGGTGGAAAGATGATGAAGAAAATAAATAGAATCATGATGGTACAGAGTATGGTAAACACCCTGGTGGACAGCATCAAGGAATATGAGACTTTCGAGAACAAGAACGGATATCCGCCTATGTATTGCAACACCGAACAGTACAATACAAAGGAATCCATCAAGAGGCGGATTGTGCAGGCCAGGGCGGAGTTGAACCAGCTGGCCAAGGAACTGTAAGGAGGTAATCAAATTGGAATTGACAGAAAATGAAAAGAAGAAGGAGTTCCTGATGTCCTATCAGAAGGAGAAGCGGCGGGTCCGGCGCCTGGAAGAGCAGTTGGAAGAACTGAGGCGGAATAAAATGTCTCCTTCTGTTACCAATGACGGAATGCCGCATGGGACGGATAAGAAGGACCTGTCTGATTATGCAGTGAAGGTGGACGAGATAGAGCAGGAACTGGTTGCAGCCCGGTACTGCCGGATATGTGCATTCCAGGAGGTGCAGAAGCGGATTGAGGCTATGGAGGATGAGAGAGAAAAGGATTTGCTTACATACCGGTATATTCGGGGAATGAAGTGGGAGAAGATTTGCACCGAAATGAAGCACAGCTGGCAGCACATCCACCGCATACACGCCAAGGCATTGAAAAATTTCACAATGTGATGGAATGTGACTATAAAGGTGTGATATATTGTAAGAAACAAATTGGGCCTTCCGGAAACGGGGGCCTTTTCTATTGCCCATTTCCCGGCGCCTGAAACTCAGGGCGGCCGGGACCTTGTGCGAAGGGGATTTTTTATATTACAAAAAGGTGGTGAGCTTGATTGGCGTTGACTCAAAAACAGAAATTGTTTATTGATGAATATTTAATTGACCTGAATGCCACTCAGGCCGCCATCCGCGCAGGATACAGTCCAAACAATGCGGATAAGATAGGGTCTGAGTTACTAGGGAAAACTAGAGTTTCAGATGCGATAAAGACAGCTATGGCGGAACGTTCGAAACGTACCGGTGTCAATGCGGACCGTGTGGTCCAGGAACTGGCGAAGATTGCTTTCGTGAATGCAACAGAGGTGATTGACCCTAAAACGGCTATGGTCAGAGAGGATGCACTTCCGGAGGACACGGCTGCCATTCAGTCCGTGAAGGTCAAGACCTTTGGCGAGGACGGGCTGGAACGGGAAATCAAGATGGCTGACAAGCTTAAGGCCCTGGAGCTCCTGGGGCGCCATCTGGGGATGTTTAAGGATAAGATGGAGCTGTCAGGTGGGCTTAACACCGAGAAAACCAAACTGGATGACCTTCTTGAGCAGATGCGTGGTGGTGGGTAATGAGTGCGGAGAGATTGCTGCTGTCGGATAAGTACAAGGCGTTCCTGCGTTGTGATGCGCCGGTGGAGTTCCTGGAGGGTACCACGGCAGCCGGAAAGACCACGGTAGGCCTGTTCAAGTTTATGCTTAAGGTAGCCGAAAGCCCAAAGAAGCTGCACATCTTGGCTGCGGATGATACAGGCGCCGCCGAGAAGAACATCATCCAGAAGGACCTGGGTATCCTGGATGACTTCGGCGTACTGGTGGAGTACAAAGGTAACGGCGGAGGTGGTTATAACATGCCCCACATCCTCTTCCGCACATCCGGCGGCGATAAGATAATCTTTGTTGTCGGCTACGGCAATAAGCGCAAATGGAAGGATGCCCTGGGCGGCCAGTACGGATGCCTGTACATTGATGAGATTAACACGGCCGACATAGAGTTTGTGCGTGAGGCCGCCATGCGGAGTGATTACCTGATGGCCACGCTCAATCCGGATGACCCTGGCCTGGCTGTCTACAAGGAGTATATCAACTGTTCCAGGCCGCTGCCGGAATGGGCGGATGAGACGCCAAAAGAGATAATGGACGAATTACAGGAAGAACCAAAACCCGGTTGGGTACATTGGTTCTTTTCTTTTGCTCATAACCTGGGCCTGAGCAAGGAAAAACTGGAACAGATAATGACCAATACCCCGAAAGGAACGAAAATCTGGAAGAATAAGATTCAGGGCCTGCGTGGTAAGGCAACCGGACTGATTTTCTCCAACTTTGAGCGGTCTAAGCATGTCATTACGGTCCAGCAGGCCAAGGCGCTGAAATTTAAGAAGTTCACGGCGGCCCTGGACACATCCTACTCTTCCAAGTCCCCGGATACCATAGCCATGATATTCCAGGGAATCACGGAGGACAGGAAGCTTATCACCCTGGCCGAAAAAGTCTATAACAATTCCAAGCTTGACATCCCGCTTGCCCCCAGCGACACGGCTGTAAAGTTTGTGGCCTTCCTGGAGCAGTGCCGGAAGGATTGGGGATTTGTCAAGGATGTGTACATAGACAATGCGGACCAGGCCACCATTACAGAACTGCGTAAGTACAAGCGGCTTAAGGGCTGCCTGTATAATTTTTACGATTCATACAAGCGACCGGAGATTTTGGACCGTATCAACCTGCAGCTGGGCTGGATACAGCAGGGCTGTTACCTGGTAGTTGATACCTGCATGGAGCATCTGTCCGAGTTGGACCGGTACAGTTGGGATGATGAGAAGGATAAGCCAGAGGACAGGAACGACCATACCATTAATGCCAATCAGTATGCGTGGATACCATACCGGAACCTGATTGGATTTGAGGAGGCGATAAAAAGTGATAAGTAGAGATTGGGAGCGTAAACAAAACGAACGGAGAAAAAGGCTTCTGAAAAAGGCATGGGAGGAATGGGAATCGTGGACGCAGAAAGAGCGGGATATCTGGAACCTGGAAATGATGCAGACCGACATAGCGTACATGTCATTGGCCTACCGAAGCGGGTACCACGCATCGCTGGGGCGTGCAATTGCAGTGCTTAAGGAGGTTGAGAAGAAATGAGGTGGTTAAGCAACATGAATGAGACAATTAAACGTGGCATTCGTACCTGGCTGAATGTGGTTCCGGCCAGCGGGAACTGCATCCAGATTAACGAGGTCCTGGACTTCGAGGCCAACGCAATCCGGAACCGCATATGGTACCGTGGCGATGGTAACGAACTGGAGCAGATGTACCAGCAGGCTCCAGAGTATGCTGACAAATATAAATTCTGGGCCAGCAGGTGCACACCAGGAATGGAGATGCGGAAGATACATACGGGACTGCCAGGCTTGACTGTCCGTATCCTGTCTGGCATCGTTTTGGATGACATGAACGATTTTGACTTTGCAGAAAATGACCAGCAGCGGCAGCTGTGGGAGGACATAGCAAAGGATAACAAGTTCGCGAAGAAGATGGAGAAGGCATTGAAGGAAGTCCTGTACATCGGGGACGGTGCCTTCAAGGTCACGATTGATACGACCGTCAGCGAGTTCCCCATCCTGGAATGGTATCCAGGGGAACGAGTTGAGATTGTCCGGAACCGGGACCGGGTGAAGGAGGTCGTGTTCAAGACGCCGTATAAGGCTGGCCATCAGCAGTATGTCCTATATGAGCATTATGGATATGGTTACATATACAACGAGTTGTACAAGGGTGA